TCAGCATGTTGCTTGGCTGCAGAACGCCAACTCATGCGTATTGCGATCCAATAGAAGGGAAGCCTCCAAAGGGTAAATCGCTCTCGCCAAAACGGCACTTGCAACTTTCAAGCTTTTTACCGCAAACGTCTTGAACCTCATCCACAACAGGTTCATTGTTGATGTTAAAAAACTTAAAACTAACGCCGTCCACGACTTTCCCAAGATCTTGACCTGGCCTGTACCCGCACTCCGCAGATTTGTAGACCCATTGGCACATGTTGAGGCAGGATCTTTTCGGCGCTCTAACGCCTGCCATATCAAAGGCGCTTGCGAGTTCAAACTGAATTATCTCTCGCGTTTCGGAGGACTTGCGATCTACAAAGTAGATCTCCTCAGGAAAAGTTGCTGTTGGATCAGCTGTTGCATTGACTCCGCCTTCAAAATTTTCCCCGTCTAAAAATTTTGCAAGCGTTCTGATTCGTGTGAATTTTGCGCCTTCGAGACCAGCAGGCAACGTCGCGATTAAACCTGAAATAACATTGAAAAGATTGCTGACGGTGATCGTGGGCCTTGGCAAAGACCCTGAACCGTCAAAAGCAAAGCCCTCTGCCTGGATCGGCAGAGGAATGTAATTTTGTCCAGCAAAAACGATCGGAACCCCTGTGCCCTCTTGCGTTCCAGGGTGGAAATAGTATTTAATGTCTGCGCCATGCTGAGCGGCGTTTAGCTCAAGCTGATATAGCTCAATAATCGCAGACGGCGCAGGTTTCTGCAGCTCTCCAAAGATAGCTTCAAGGTTGTCACCTTGGACATAACCAGGAGAGTGATAGCCGCTGAGCGCGTATCGCATGATCAGTCTATTCGAGCCTCAATCAAAGCAAAGCTCAACACAATTGCCTCTGAATGTGCGCTGCTAGTTATGTTGGTAACAGTAATACTTGCCGAGGCGCTAGCACACACGGCGTTGAACACATAATTACCTATCCCTGTCGCTTTGTGATTGATGACTAAAACATCGTGTTCGGCGATAGTAGAATTTGTAAGGGCAAAAGAAACGCTAGTATTGGCTGCCAATGCTGCGTTGTTCATAGTAATTCTGCCGCATTTCTTGTCCAGGCTTACAGCGGTCGCCTTACTTGTAGCTTGAGTGACATCACCACCTTCTCCGCTGGCGGTATAACCAGCTTTGCCGTCGTTCAAGTTGGTGAAGTTGGCATCCATCTCAGTGTGGGTGAGCGGACTACCTTTGCCGGAGCGAGTGACGATCGTGGCCATGGCTTACTCGAAAACTTGGCGGAATGATGTCTGGATTGTAGCTCGGTTCAGGTAAGGGATCGACTTGCTCCACTGCTCACAGACAAACTTAGAGCTGCTGGCTTCACCTGGTGGCGTGAAATCAAAGCTTGCGCTGTCTGCAGCTCTTGCGTCCAGGAAAGTTTCGATTGTGTCTGAGTCGGTTTCTGAAACTTCAAAAGTCAAACTGTATGACTTTGGGTTTTGATTTAAGCCAAAACTTAAACGCTTCTCATAGCCATCACCAAAACGCACCGTGCGAATTGCTGGTGCGCTTGTTTTCTGAATGCCGTAAGCAGGCGTGATTGAGGGAAAGGTTGCCATTATGCGAGTAATCCTCCAGGGCGTTTTTGTTTGATCAGCTCAGCTTGTACAGCAGCGCCGAGCATCTTGCCGAGTTGTCCTGCCTGATCAGAGTCGCCCTCAACACTAGAGCCAGAAGCATCGACGTTCACAGTTACGTTAGCGCTGCCCATTGCATTGTTCGGAACAATGTTGCCTTGAGCGCCTGGAACGAACAGCTCAGGCCCACGCTCCCCGACTAAATAAGGCCGGTTGCCAGAAACTGAGCCGCCCAATGCTCTTTGACCAAATATTGGAAGAGGGACAGGGGTGTTTGCTCCAACGCCTGAATAACCTTTAATCTGACTCAAGCTATCCGTGTTAATTGCGTCGCCGCCACCTCCCATTCCGGCGAACATGCGAGCAATGCCGATCGCGATGTACTGGGCGATCATTTGCTTAGCTGCTTGCATCAGCATGTCTGCAATGCTTCTTAGGAAGTCAGCAAAGGCTTGCTCTGCTGTTTTGGTTCCTTCGACGACAGCTACGAGACTGTCAAACAAAGAGTCTGTTAGTGGTGTCGTTATTGCAAGCGCATCATTAAAACGAGCTTGAGCAAGCGCTGCTTCATCTATACCTGGCTGTAATCTTTGGTACGTGTCACGAAGATTTTCTAAATCTTCTAGCTGGTACCCTAAATTGGTTTGGAAATCACGCGAAGCTCCGTCTTCTTGAGCTTTAATTTGACGTTGTTGAAGTTTTGCAATTTGCTCGTTGAAGGATTCTGATTTAGCTGCTCTATCTGCAAGTTGGTCTGCCTCAAGTTTAGAGCTGCCAGAAAAGAACCCAAGGCCCGCTCCAGCGAAACTCATCATGTACTCAGGGTCTGTCGCTCTCTTCTGCCGTTCCGCGCTTATTTCAGCTTCTAAGGTGCGTATAGCCCTTGTGTCTTTAATAGCTTGTTCCCTGTCTAAACGCTCAGCGTGAGCTGCTTTTGCTTGTGCCCTTTGAAGGAGCTGCTTATCTCCTAACAAATCTCTCTCTTCTTTTTGCTTTATTAACATTTCTTTTTTCAACTCACCTTCTCTAACGTCCACACGTTCTTGCTTTTGCTTTAATTTAAGTACACTTGTTTCTACTCTTTGTATCTCTACTAGAGCCTTAAATTGTGCGTCAAAAGTATGTACTGTTCCTCTGCCTAAAATATCTATTTGCGTCATAACGTTCAATCTTTGACTATACGCGGTATCTGCTTGGATGGCTTGTGTTTCTGTTTCTTTTGTTATCTGTCGTTCTGCTTTTAATACCGAGTTAGCCGCGTTTGCGCGAGCAAGACCTAGCTTTACTTCTGCTTTTGTTTTTTTGTCTTGCAAGACCTGATTCCTTGCGAAAGCTCCCGGTTCGTCAATTTTGTCAAAATTTGCGTTTATTTCGTCTTTAATTGTATCTAATTCATTTTGAGCTTTTTTTACGTTTATTGACCCTTGATCAGCGGCTAAAACGTCTCTGCGCTCTGTTAATTGACGCTGTGCCAAAGATACTTCTCTTTCTCCTATATCTTTAATAGCGGCAAGCCTTTTCCTTGACAGTTCCAGTAGCAACCTTTCCGCTTCTGTTTCGCCTTCTACATTTAGTAATTTTTCTCGCTGCACAAGCAGTTGAGCCTTGAGTGCTTGCAACCTTTCTTTATCCTGTTTGCTTAATGTAGCTCCTCGCTCTATCGCTAATTTTTGCACTGTTTCAAGTGCGCTAATACTAGATTTCGTTATAAATATATCTCCTAGAGCTTTTTGTTCCCCCGTTGGTGCTGCTTTGGGTTGAGTCCCTGTAACGGCGTCAGCTAACCCTTTTACAAGCGGCGTAATAAAAGACTGCAGACCCATGCCTAGTCTTTCTAGTGCGTTATCAAACTCTCTAGCAGATTTAGCTAGTTCTTTAAGTTGCTGTACTCTTTTATTTCCAAGAGTCTCTTGTGCTCTAAGTTGTACGGCAGCTGCAGCCTGATTTGTAAACCCTTCGCCAGCTAAAAATGTAGCTCGACCGCCTATAGTGGTATTAGTTTCGCCTAATTTTTTAAGAACTACATCTAGATTAGAGGCTACATCATCAAAAGCTTTTGCAGTATCTAAAGCAGCAGATCCTAATTTATCTAATTGCTGGCCTATAGCGCTGCCAAGAATTTGGCCGCCAAAGCCAAATGCACTACCTGCTAAACCGCCTGCAATTGAGCCTGGACCACCGCCAAACAACAGCGGGAAGCCAATACCAAGCGCAGCGCTTTGAGCACTTTTATCGAGTTTTTTTTGATCTTCAGCGACCTTACGATTGGCTTTTTTGCGAGCTTCCGTGCGATTTCTAAGACGCCTGTCAAAGTCTTTTCCATATTTTTTATCTTGCTTAATAATATCATCAAAAACTTCCTCATTAAGTTCTTTTTGAGACTTAAACTTTTTAAGGCGCGAATTAAGCTCCGCTGTTTCTAGCTTTTTATTAAATCCTAACTCAAGCTGGTTAATTTCTTCAGCAAAACTTTTGCGTTTTTGGGCCGCTTTAGTGACAAGAGCCTCAACCCCTCTTGCGGCTGCAGTAGCCGCTGCTATTTCTTGATTAAAATTCGGGGGCAAAGCAGCTCCCGAAACTTGAGGAGAAGGGCCGATCGGGGAAGAATACTGGCCAAGCCCTTTTCGCCTTTGTCGCGTCACACGAAGCGGTTCCGTGCGTAATGGTCTGCCAGAAAGCTGATCAGCTCTTTGACTAAAAGCGGCAAAACCTGAGCCAGAATTAGTCAACTGACTTTGAATCCGACTTCTTGCATTTAACTCTCTGTTTAACTCTCTTTCTGCTCTTGCCGCCTGCAAAATAGCTAACTTGTAGCTTCTAGTCCCTCGAACAGCTGCATTTAAGTTTAAATTCGCCGCCCCAAGCGACTGGCTTAAATCATTAAAGCTGCCAGTAGCCTTACTGGTAGCACGCAGTAAAGTATTTATATTGTCAATATTTTGCTCTGTAGTTTTTAGTTTTTGATTAAAAGTATTAAGAGCTGCAGCTTTTACTGCGACTGCAATATCTACGTTGTAATTAGCCACAGCGAAACACGTAGAGCCTTGCGCTCCAGTCTACCGCTCACCCATCGTTCGCGCCCCTTTGCCTGCCTTAGCGTTCTGGATCGCTTTCTCCTGCTGCTCGTTATGCAGCTCGAAGTAAGCAGCCCAGCCGACCAGCTCTTCTTGCGTCAAATCACGCGAAAGCTGAGCAACCGTCATGCCCAGCTCCTTTGCCAAGAAGAAAATAAAATACCAGTCGTTACTTGCTTTTGAGGTCTGCTTTCGCTTCCTCCACTTTGTGCTCCGTTCCAGAGTTCAGCATGGCAAGCTGAATTTCTTGGAGGACAGAAGCAGCTACAGCGTTTCTAAGTGCGGCCCGCTCACCATCTTGGAAGAGGCGTTTGCCATCCTCATCCAATGCTTTTTCGACCATCAGACCTAAAGCAAAGTCGTTGCTTTCAGCAGCATCAACTTTTTTTTGAATCGACTCGCGCTCATCAATAGTAAGCGGATGCCAAAACACCTCAAGCACCACCTCGTCGCCTTCTTTTACCTCGTACTTGTAAAGCTGGCTAACGCCAAACTTGTTCCGAAGCAGTTCGGTGGCCCGCATAAATCAATGCCGTTTCGATCAATATACTACACGACTGCAGTAAATTGACAAGAAATAAGGCCCAAAAAGTGCGCTCGGTCTTCCAGCTCAACAGGGCTTGGGCCAGTAACGTCCATAACCCTTGGAGAAACGCTAAACGTATCTGTATAGTCAGTGGCATTTACTGAGGTCAAACCATCAATAACAGATTCGCTAATCGCAGACAGCGCCGACGTTCCACCTGATTTTGGGACGTAAACGCTGCACTGGATCACGCCGCTGTAATAGTCAGACGCAGCGCCTTGATTTTGCAACGTTGAACGGTTGAAGTTGACGCTCATAACAACGTATTTTTTAGTCTTACCAGGCGTCGTGAAACGAACGTTGTCATAAACCATTAGAACAGTTTTGTCCGCCGCTGCAACCGCGTCAGTTACAGCCTTTTCAAAAGCAGCGCGAGCATTTACAAGAGTCATAACTTAACCACCAAGTTGTTCATAGCCGACAGGTGCGACCATGCGCTGACCAGTTTGAGCAAAAATCCTGCCTGCTCTTTTTTCTTGGAATGTGCTGTTTACCAAGTCTCGCATTTCCCCTTGCACAAACTGCGGAATATTCGACTTGGGAGAAGCAAATGCTTGCAAGGCATATACAGCAGTGTTTCCTACATAAACACTCGGTTGCTTTTTGTAGTTAAACTCAGGGATTGGATGACGCGGCTTAATTGTGCCTTGATTTGAACCTTGTTTGTATGTTGACCAAGGCTCAGTTTTTTTATCTTTTGCTTGTGGCCTTTGAGTAGACGCCTTCCAGCTAGACGCAAAAAATCCTGTGTCTACAGGGCTTGTGGTAGAAGACAAACCTTCAACAGTGAGGCCAATCAAAGCATTAAAATCTCTGTTGAGTTGCTGCTCAAGGTCAGTCACAATTTGTCCGATGCCGCGCTTTGCCATCAGAATCGCACCCTTACGATATAAAGATACTCTTGGCCGCCACGGTAAGTTTCGATGTTTGTTATTTGAGCCGCTTCACCTGAACCAGCAAATTTCAAAACAATCTCATCTTGCATAGTGGGTTGATTGCCGCCAATCTGCTCAGGTGCAATATAAACGCGAGCCTGCCGCGTCTCTAATCCTTCATCTTCTTCAGACCGAATAAATTCGACTGGGCATTTCAAGCCAAAATAAGGACGGTCAAACGTTGCAAACGAACCTTTGGCAACGTCGTACTTTCCGTCAAACTTTCGCGTGTAATCAACAGTCGTGTCCAAGCTATCGCCAAGATCCTTGACGATTGACTTGGCTGCAGCTCGAAAAGCTTTGTCTAGCGCTCCAGGCATATCAACCCCTCACGGTACGGATTTGGTAGCTGCCGCTCCCGCCAGCGCAATAAGCGCCAAGGTAAGACTGGAGCCAAGGGTAAACATCAAAGACATTATTGACGGTTCCCGTAGCCTGGCTAGCAGTGTTGTACTCCACTTCCATCTCGCCGAGCTTGACGGATTTGTATAGCCCCGTATCGCCGGTAGACCCTGTAATTGACTCCGTGTCATTAGCTAATGCGTTAGCTAACTCGTATGTAGCGTATTTAATCTCGTTTGGGATGACAGTGCAAACTAACTCCACTCGATCAACGTGGTAATTGTTGCGCGGCCAATTCAACGCTTGTGATGTGTCACAGCGATCGCCGTAAAACTGCAACGTGTCGATCCAGCGGGTGGCTGAGATCAATGCACGGTTTTTGTTGTCGTCGGTCTTGTTGTCCCAGTTGGTGCTGCTTGGGACGGTTTCAAAATACGTGTTGGCTTCAGCCAGGGTCACGTAGCTGTTGGCTGACGCGCTGCTGAGAGTGGCGTTGATCGTGGCAGCCATAGCTGAAAAAAGAAGGTGGCCCCACCTAATGGTAGGGCCTTTACTCTGATCAAGATCAGATGGTGCTGGTATCCAGCGGGCTGTTGACGGTGACCTGAACCAGAGGGATCAGATCGATGTCGTAGGTAGCAGACCACTTGTTAGCAGTTGCCAGGTTGGCGTTGGTGGGGTTGTCACCAGCGTCAGCCCACTTGGTGCCCATCACGTGATAAGCAGAGTGGTAGTCAACCGACAGAACGTCCTGCTTCGAGAGCACGTTGCGGTCAGCCTCGATGCGAAGCTCTTGCTGTTGACCTTCCAGGATGGTGCCTGATTTGGTCAGATAGCAGTAGAACTCACGCTGGTGGCCGCCAGTGCCAGGAGCCACAGTGTTAACTGCAGGATCCATGATCACGTTCATACCGGCGAATTCGCCAATAGAACGGGCACCAACGCCAACACCGCCGCCGCCCCAGGTCACGGCACCGCCAGTAGACAGCGCAGAGGTGGAGAAGGTCAGCAGGCCAACCTGATACAGGTAGTAGCCAACAGAAGGGTGGACAACGAGGGTGTCCAGCTCATCACCACGCTCACCGAGCTTGGAACGGGCTTCTGCCACTGTTGCAGCAGTCAGGAAGTTAGCTTCAGCAGCGCCAGAAGCAGCTGCTTTGCCTTTATCCATGGCATTGCCAGAAAGAGCAGTGCCAAACAGACCAGCAAGGTGAGAGAACAGACGAGCGCTGTTCAGCTTGTTGATTGCATCTGCAAGCTGGTTGCGGATGTGAAGCATTGGATCTTCACCAGCAGCCAGAACTGCCATGTCATCTACCGCATACGCAAATGCGCGGTGGCAGATTGTGGCGATCTGAGTGCCAGTACCGATCTTTTGAGGGGTCAGGTAGCCAGCACCGCTGGTTCCCCATGTCGCTGTACCGTCCAGAATCTCTTCTGTTGGTGCGATTGGGTTGAACTCAGGGACTTGAATGCGTGTACCGCCTTCGCGTGAATCGAGAAGAGCGTTACGGACAACAGCGCCAGACTTGATAAACAAGCTGCGCTCTTTGATGGCCTCAGACACATAAGTGCTGAGATTATTCCTCTTTACGATGTCCGCAAGAAGGACACCGCCGGAATAATTCTGAAATGGAGCTGCCATTTCTTATTCGGGAGTAAGGTTTGCGGTTCACAAGTCACGGACTTGTAGGTGTCCCACGGGGACTACTTACCTGCCTCTCTCCTGAGCACGGCTGCAAGATCGGGGTCGGAAGCATCCAAGGCCATTTGCCTTGTTAAGTTAATACTACCTTCTAACCAAGGATTAGCGATGCCTGCAGCGCTAGCTGTTGATGTATTTGGCTTTGCACCCATCCCAGCTTGAGTGCTTGGTTTGAAGTGGTGTTCGTAAGAAGAACCAGGGTTTTTAAGCTTGGCAAGATAAACATTGATGTCCTGTTCAATGCCGCCGTCTAAAACTTTGACGGTGCCATCGTCAGACTTCTTAAGACTGCCTTGAATCAATTGCAGCATTTGGTCTGAATTGATCGCTCCAGCCTGATTGATTGCTGAAAGTGCAGCGTTTTTCATTGCTGCTGTTTCGTTAGAAACCTGCAAATTTTGCAGTTGCTGCTCTAACTCAGCAATGCGCTTGTCTTTTTCAATGCCAGATTTGTTGGCTTCTTCCCAAAGAGGTTGCCACTGGCCTTGCTCTTCAAGGTTTTGACGGCGCTGATCGTCTTGTTTCTTGTAAACGTCGTCAAGCTTGCCTTTGATGCCTTGAAACTTTTCCTCGGCCTCAGCAGCACGCTTTTGCAACGCTTGAATTTGCTGCTCGTAAGCAGATGTGTCGGCGCTGGCGGTAGTTTCAGTCTCAGCCACGGGCTGTTCAGAGGACGCCACGGGCGTCTCCTGGATGACTTGTTCTTCCATTGCTATTTTTTAGTGGACTCGTCTACTTTACTAGGCTTTACTTTTTTAGTCGTCTTTTTGGGCTCAGGCATTGGACACTCCTGATTCTTAGGAGGATTAATTTCTTCAAAACGCATTCCCATGGGAATAAAAGCCGTTACTGCTCTACTGTACCGCTTTGCGACGTTTCTGCCGAGTTAGGCAAAATCTCGCCCTGCACAAGCATGTCGCGGAACTCTTCGCGGTCAATAATCTTGTCCTCAAACAGCTGACCCATCGCTGCAATGTCTTGTCCGATCAGGCGTTGGAGATCAAAGTCACGGTTAATCTTGACCTTTGGTGCTTCAATGTTTAAGTAACTAGCTGCAAGGTCATAAGCTTTTTGCAAGCCAGATTCCAAGTCCATTGAAACCATCGCCAGCATTGAATTAGTGTCAATGCGGTCTAAGCGTCGAGCGTCTGCTGACTCAGCTACGAATTTTTGCTGGCTGAGCGTACTAATGCCCAAGCTAGCCATCTGTTGCTGAAGCTCGTTAATCTCTGCTGATTGCGCTTCAAAAGCGCTAGATGCCGGTTCCACGTAATAGACCTTGTTTCCCGGCTGTGTCGCCATCGCATAGTTGACACTGATCGCCATATCCTTAGTCTGGTCGTCCCATCCCTCTAGAACAAGCATTGGCTGGCTGGCGATGTGCAGACTATGGATCAAGTCAGCTTGGCGTTGATAATGAGCCAAGTTCAAATGTGCAATGTCCAGCAATGGTGGCCTGCTAGTCAGCACATCAGTCTTGTTGGAATAGATCGTGACCAGTGGGATCTGCCCTAACGAGAAATCGCCCGAATCAACCAGCTCGTACTCTTCTGTAGCGTCGGACTGATCGAAGGAAGCGGGGTATGGAAATGGCCCTTGCATCTCTTTTTTCTGCTCCTCTTGCCTAAATACCCGATAACGGCCTGGCTCAATAACACGGATTTGGTCATAGCATTTTTCTCCAAAGTCACCGTCTGCAACGACAGCTTTTTCGCCAATACGAACTTGAGTCAGATTGCCGTAATTGGACTCACGATCCAAACGCCAGCCATAGACATTGGTTGGATCGACTTCTATCCAGTAAGGACGGCGGTTTTGAGCACGCTCTTCAGCCAAGCTACGAGCTGCAGATGGTGCAGGAAAATCAACCAACGTATGGCAGTGGCCATAGGTCAAAGCACAGGCTAGAAGCCTGCGGGCAAACTCTTCAATGTCCGATCCACAACCATCAACATCCTTATTGAAGACGTCTGTCCAATAGGGGTCGCCTTCGATGCTGATCGGTTTA